TATTGTGTTCCACCTTCAAAAATTCCATTCGTTGTGTATTTAAAATTTACAAGAGGGTTAAGCGTACAAAATATATTGGTCGGCGAATCAGTTGCTTGGTCTTTTGCTGCTATGTTGTTGAGTAGTCCTGTGTGGCTGTTACCACTTGAATCAGCACCCATTGAGCCAGAGTTTTTAAATTCATACCAAAAAGACCTTCCAGCAAAAGCTCCTGAATAGTTTTTTGGAATCCATATACCACTATCATCATCAAACTCTCCAAAGTCTGTTGGTGCTTTTTGTAAAGTATCAATAAACAAAATCTCTGATAAATACCCACAAAAACCAGCATTTCCACCTGCTGAGTTACCAATAGGATGATCTGTATCTCCACCAATAACAAAACCAGTGTCAAAATTTTGTGATGGATAACCTGCACCTGTAGATGAAAACGATGTCTCTTGTACACCATTCACATATATTTTTAATCTGTTTGTATCTGTGCCTTGAGTCGTATCAACTGCAACTACAATATGATAAAACGCAGAGGTGTCTCTAAACAATCTACTTGTTTTAAATCTAAAATCTGAGCTACCACTATATTGTAATGAAACCATTAATTTATCAGCTTCAAAGCCAATAAAACTATCGCCATGAGTCCATAAAGCAAAGTTTCCACTTCCCAGCTCTGTTCTTTTACACCAAATGCTAAAAGTCCAAGTTTTTCTATTTCCTGCATCACTTTCTGCTGATTGTATTTTTTCAGTATTATCAGCTTCAAACTTACAAGAGTTATCAATCTCATAACCTCCAGTAGATACGCTACCTCTATTTGCTGCTGATTGTAAAAATGCCATATTTTTATACTGTTTGAGTTAAGTTTTGCGATCTACCAATTTCTTGCCATACAGTGCCGCTATACCTAAAAGTAAATATATCCGTTTTCAGAGCTGTTGGCGTGATTGTTGGGGCTACATCTCCTACAAATTTAAATTTATTCTGCCATGCGATTGCATAAACTGTACTGCCCATTGCAATTTCTACTTGTATAACTGCTCCTGCGACTGCTGCCCCACCTGGATTCATTACAGTATTATTATTATTTGGTTCAAAGAAAGTGTTTGCAGCCGAGCTAACATTCCAAGTCTGTACCGCTCCAGAAGCCTGGCCAATCGGCCCCTGCCTTGTAACATTTGCTGAACCATTTACCTGTATCACATCTCCGTCATAAGTTAAGTTAGCTTCGCCTTCTAAAGTTCCTGCTGTACCAGAGCCAGTTATTAATCTGTTGTTAGCATTGTTATTAATGGTTGTTCCAGCAGAATCTTCCCAACCTACGCCGCTTCCTGTCGAAGTAAGAACCTGCCCATCAGAACCTTGCGATCCTGCTACTGTTAGGTTATCTGTTTCTAGTGTTCCGTCTACATCTACATCGCCTGAGATGTCTAGGCTAGTTGCTGCGACTACTCCTGTTACAGTTACACCGCTACTTGCAGTTTCTAATTTTTTAGAACCATTATGATAAAGATCTACTGCTCCACCATTAGCACAAATAATATAATTAGCATCAACTGCTGCATTAACTAATTGAAGGTCGTTTCCTGAAAGTCTTAAATGACCTGCCCCTGTATCTTGTACATAACTATGTGAACCATCATGGTAAATCTGTAAATCGCCACTTGCTCCTGCTTTAAATTTTCCTGAGTCATTCTCAATAAAAACCATTCCATCGTGAGTAATACGCATTCTCTCTGTTTTAGAACCGCCAGATGGAGTTGTTTTAAAGATTATATTTTGAGAAGCAGAAGTATTTTCAATATCAAAGTTACTTGTATCTACATGAGATATATCTCCACCGACAATTAAACCTGCATTAAAAGTAGCCGCACCTGCATTAGACATATCAAGGGTAAGAGCAGTGATGGTTGAACCACCATCGTTGCCTAAAAACATTATGTCTTTATCAGAAACAGAAGATATCATTCTAAAGTCTCCACCATCGTTCTGGAAGAAGCCTATAGTTGTTCCATCGTCTTTAAAATAAACTCCACCACCACCCGCATCAAGTACAATATTTCCTGCTACATCTAACAATAAATCTCCGCTTGATTGGGCGATTGTTGTGCCGTCTATGTTTATGTTATCTACATTGATACCTGCATTGGCTGTAACTGCACCTGTAACTCCAAGCGTTCCGCCAACTGTTGTATTGCCTGCAACTGCTAAAGTTGTGTTAACAGATACGGCCTTAATAGTTACGCCTGTTAAATCTAAAACATCACCGCTGGGGATCTCTTTGATTGCTGGCGTTCCGCTTGCATCAACTATTAATGGAAAAAAATCACTCATTCTATACTCCTACATTGATGGTGCCGCTTCTGCCTATGACGGCCAGCACTCCACTTGTTATTGTTATTGCTATGCTGGCAGCCCTGCCAACAACATTTAAAGTCTGTGAAACGGCTACATTTGCAAAGGCCAGTGTTCCGCTTCCATTGGTTGTAAGAGCTTGGCCGTTGGTGCCATCGCTTACATTTAATTCTGGGATCCCAATTGCATTGGCCGCAACTTTAGCCTGGGTAACTTGATCGTCTGCTATTGATAAAGTTACTACTGAATTACTGGCCAATTGATCCGCACCTACGGCATCATCTGCAATCATTGATTGCTCAACTGCATCTTCTTGAATTACAGAGGATCCTGTTACATTTCCAGATCCATTAAAGGCAGCAGATGTCCAGACAACATCGCCAGTCATTGCAATTGTTCTGGCCGCTTCCAAAGTTGTTGCTGTTGCAGCATTGCCAGAGGCAGATGCGGCCACTACATTTAGATTATCTATAAAGGTTTTATCTACAGAGGAATTAATTTTTGCAACTACCCTGGAATCTGTGTAATAAAGATTGTTGCTACCTTCGGCCACTCCATCTGTGTTGCCCTGGGTATATGTTAAAACGCCAGTTGTAGAATTGTATGCAAGCTGTGTGGATCCTTCTGATATTGATGCCCTTGCCCTGGCATCTGTGTAATAAAGATTGGTATTTTCAGCAATGTTTGCCGAGGTTAATACCACGGCTCCAGTTTGTGAATTAACAGAAGTAACCGAGGAAGCTGCCTGGCTAAATGAAATTACACCAGTTGAGCTGTTGTATGTAATATCTCCGCTTGCTGAAATTGCAGATCTTGATCTTGCTGTTGTGTGGTATAAATTTGTGGATCCTTCGCTTAAATCGTCTGTGTCGTGATTGCTTAATGTTGAAACTTGGCCTGTAACATTTCCAATTATCTGGCCTTCTATGTTGGCCACCAATGTTCCCAGGGCAGACAAAGATATGTTTCCTGTTCCTGTTCCTGCTGCCGTTGTTAATCCCAGGGTAAATTTATCCGCTGACTCATCCCACATAAAGATGGAATTGTTTTGATTGCCTCGCTGTATTAGCATTCCAGAATCATTAACTGGCGTTCCAGTTAAGTTGGCATTTAACTCAAATAAATTATCTTCTATTTTTAAATTGGTAGTGTTTAGGTAAGTGAGATCTCCATTAACTGTTAGGTCTCCTGCTACTGTTAGATCATTTGCTATGCTTACATCATTTGGCAAAGTTAAAACAACTTCCCTGCTTTCGGTTCCGCTTCCAGATACTTCTATTTTACTGGCCGTTCCTGTGATTGTTTTTACATAATCACCAGAAGTTTTTACTCCCAAGGATACTGAATTATCTGCAATTGTTGCGGCCAAAACTACATCTCCAGCCCCATTAAAATTAACGGCTGAAGCAACAACATCTCCACTAAGTGAAAAGGCTCTTTGTGTTGCCAATGTTGTGGCCGTGGCTGAGTTGCCAGAGGTTGAAGCTGCAATAATATTTAAAGCATCTATATAGGCCTTGTTTACATACGAGTCAATTTTTGATGCCACTCTAACATCTGTGTAATAAAGATTTGTATTTTCTGAAAGCTGCGAAGTATTAAATGGACTTAATGAAACAACACCAGTAAAGGTTCCAGCTGCATCGTTATAAGTCCAAGTAAGGCCAGTTCCATTTTGTATTAAAGCTGCAACCCTATCGTCTGCTCTTTCGTTTGTATAGAATAAATTGGTGGATCCTTCAGTTATGTTGTCTGTGGTTTTAGATGCAAGCCTGGTATCCCATCTAGCATCCGTGTAATAAAGATTGGATCCTTCTGTTAAATTAGCAGTTGTTTTAGATGCAAGCCTGGTATCAAATCTGGCATCTGTGTAATAAAGAAAACTTGAGTTTTCAGTTATGTTTTCAGTGGTGAGAACGACATTGGCGGATCCATTAAATGAAACTCCTGCTATTGTCCTGGCGTTTTGTAAAAGCGTTGCTGTATCAGCGTTGCCAACTAGGGCAGCTGTTACTTGATTAAAAACAACATTGGATGATGTTTCAACTGCCTGGCCTATTGAGAAAGTAAAATTGTTGCCACTTAAAACAGATCCAATTCCAGTTCCACCAATTAAACCCAGTACCTCAGAATCCAGATCAATGGATCCAACTGTACTTCCATCTGTTATATCAAGATCCTGGGCTGTTGCTTTGGCATCTACATAGGCCTTGATTGATTGTTGGGTAGCTAATTTAGTGGCACTGTTGCTGGCCATGTTATCTTCATCAAGAATATCTGTAACAGTTACGGATCCAGTTCCACTTATTCCGTCAAACTCTATTATTCCAGTTACGTTTAAATTTCCATCCATGCTAACTGAAGCTGCGGCCAAATCTATATAAGGAGTGCTTAATTGTATTTCTGTATCTGCAACTAAATTTAAAGTTCCATCGAGGCCAGAATTAATGTAGATAGCAGAATCACGAAATAAAATTTTATCAGTTGTGGATGCTTGAATAGCGTTTCCGCCAGTTGTATTACCAATTGCAAGAATTTCAGATAATGTATCTACTGTATCTACCTGGGCATCAACATAAGCCTTGATGCTTTGTTGTGTGGCCAGGGCAGCATTTGAATTACTGTTAAGAGTATCTTCATCTAAAATTGTTGTAACTGTCGATCCGCTTCCAAAACTTAAGCTGGTAATTCCATTAATTGTTCCAGCATTTATATCTACTGAGTTATCAACTGTAATAGAAAAAGGTAAAGTTATCCAAGCACTGTTTCCGCTGTTGCGGATCTTCATTACAGAGTTTGTTTCGTCTACCCATAATTCATAGGCAAACATTGTCGCAGGTTCGTTAGCCCCAGAGTTATTAGAGACAATATCTAGTAGGTTATTGTTAAGCTCTGCCCTAAAATTTGCCCCACTTTGATTTTGCAGATTGTAATTTGTGTTTTGACTCATGCACTACCCTTTTGTTGTTTATAAATTTTACTTTTATTAAGTGTTTTACGCATATATATTTTTAAAGTGGTGGGTTTGGATAAACAACATCCAAGAGGTTGCTTTCGTTTGTATGTAGGTTTGGCAGATCTCTTAACGCTTGCCTGTATGTTGTCCATTCTGTTTTTTTTGCATCGCTTAATGGGCTATCAATTCCAACAGTCCAGTCGCAATCCTTTAGCATTAGTTTTCTGGTGTTTCTAATTTCTTCCATTGTTGTTAATGGCCTATCTGGTGTTGGGTATCTCATTGATTCGATAATTTAATAATTGTTAAAGCAGAAGCAAAACCACCTACGTCTGGAGATTCTCCGCCAGACGGATTGTCTGCCTTTATCTGGCCTTGAAATCTAACTGTATAAACTGTGGCTGCTGCTAAAACTATGGATCCTTGCAAAATCATTGGCTGTATTGCAGCCTCTCCTGGCGGTGATAAATATTCGCATATTGTTGTGCTGCCTACCTGGGTTCTTGATTCTAATTTTGTTGTTGAGTTAAATTCACCGCCAACCATGCACGATGCTTGAACCATGTATAAACCTGCATCTGCTGTTGTAAAACTAAAGGAATGAATTGTTGAAAAATTATCCGAGGATCTACCATCACCAAAAGCAACAGTGGTTGCAGAGCTTGCAGATTTTTGCGATCCAACTGCCCTGGTTCCAATTTGTGTAGTGCTAACTCCATCCGTTTTAATAATCAGTTGTCCGCCGCTGGTATCAAGTGTTACGCCATCAATCTGAATTTTATCAGCGGATAGATTGGTAATCCTGGCGTTGTTAATAAATACAGTTCCACCAGTAACAGTAAAAGGCAAAACGCTAGATCCAGATCCATTGTCAATTGCAAAAGTATCAGCTAAAAAAGATATCGTGCTAGTTGCACCAGATCCAGTAGAAGCATTGCTGCTTAAAAGCATTTGTGCAACCTTTCCATTTGAATCTAATTTAAGTACAAAAGATGCAGAGGCATTTCCATCTAGGGTTGTTATTGCTGAAGCATTAGTTGTTATGCTTGCAGAATTAGATCCTACGCTTGAATTTAAAGAAGTTATGGCCGTGGCATTAGCACCAGCAGAGCTTGTAACTGTAACAATATCTGACTGGGCAGATGCAATGGCCGTGCCTTGCGATGTAACAGTTGAATTCAACGAGTTATACAAAGTTACAAGCGTTGCATCCCTGGCCTTTTCCCAACCATTGTTGGATGAGTTCCGTATGTATAGCTGGTTATTATCGTCTGTATCAATCCATATATCTTGAGCTTGCAAAGCAGCTCCATCGGTTCTTGTGGATGGTGCGGATGTAGATCTTATTAATTGAGTTGCATTGGTTCCGCCAGCGGAAATAGCTGCAATAACATCGGAGGAAAGTTTGGCTATTGTTATCGCATTGGACTGTATGTCATCTGTACTTACAGGCAAGTCTGCAATCGTAAAAGATAAAGTGCCAGCATCGGATTCTGCTTTTACAGAGTTTATGGCCGTAACTTCTGCTGTATAAGATCCAGTAGGTAAAAAATCCAGAAAAGCATAATTTGATTTGACGATGTTGTTGTAAACTTCTACGGATCCACTTTTAACAATTACCCTGTATTCATTTGTAGGAAAATCTGTGTTTTCTGTCCAGGTTATATATGGCCTGTTGGTAGAACTTGCAGTTGTATCAACAAAAGATAATCCTGTAGGAGTTACCAAGGCAAAAGCTGAAGGAATATTTGCCTTTGGAGCAACACTAGCAGCTGTTGGCAGCTCGTAGGTATAAACATTGAAATAAATTATGGCCGTAATATTTAAAAGGCCGTCTGGCATTAGATCTATCGTTTCAATCCTGTATAAAGTTGAGCTTAGATCTAAAGGTGCATAAGTTATATCAATAATATCCCCTACATTGCATTTATATAATTCTGTTGTTGCCTGGAACGAGACTTCAGTTTGGTACCTGGATCGAACCAACAAAGCCTTGCCCATGTTATAAGCAACATAAGGAGAGCTGACATATTCACAGTCGATTTTAATCTCTAATTCTTCACCACCATCATCGTAAGTGTAGCTTTCACCACTAACACTTGGAGTATGGAGAACAGTTACAGTATCTGCTTCATAGCCTTTTTGTGAATTAAAGAAATTAACAACCACTTTGTTATATCTGTTATCTTTAGATCCATAAGAAATATTGATGCCGCCCTGGGCAATAATATGATTATCATTTACTGAAAATGTTGAGGATCCAGCATCTTCAATTTGCAGCTCATATTTGCCGTCTACATAATTAAATATACCTCGCATTGAGGCCAGCAATGATTGAGAGTTTTCCATAACAGTTGTGTTTGCATCAATAACACCATTGCATTGGAATCGTGGAGTTTTAACTAAAACTGTTCCAGTCTCATCTGTAAATGTAGAACCAAGATTAGCCCCAAAATATATGTTATTTGTTTGAGTGGATCCATAGGGCTGATCTCTTGATGTGGAATCTATAAATGCAGCATCAAATATTGTGTTGGAATTTGAATCTGTTAGATACAACCTATCTCCAGCTCTAATCTTTTTCCAGATGGCCTCTGTTGTAGTGATTAAATTGGTATTAGTTACTCCGCTAAAAGTAATTGATTGTGCGGTGCCATTGAAGTCTGGAGTATTTACCAGGGTATCGCAAACAGTGGCTGCCGTTCCATAGGTAGATAAATTTAACTGAGATGCCGTTAAGCTTTTTCCATATTCCCCGTTTGTAATGTAGTCCAAAAAGCATAAAGCTGGATTGCTTGAATGAGTGTAGGTGCTAACAGTGCCAAATGTTTGATTGCTATCCCTGGGATCAAAAACTTTCTTGCCTCTAACAACCACTGTAATTTGCGGAAGGCCTTTGAACATGGCTTTTGAATCAAACTCAGCCGAGAATGCAATGTAAGCTATGCCATTTAATTTATGGGCGGCGTTCCATTTATCAGACGGCAAAGAGGCATTAAGCATGGGATCCACTGTTTGTGATGCAGCTCCGTGATGGGCGTTGCATACGAATCTATATCTTTTAGTGGGATCTGTTCCGCTAAGTCCGCCAGTCGAGGTTTCATTAATATTTCCAACCTGCGTAACTGTGTTTAAGGATCCAGCACCAGAAGAAATTTTATCGGATCCCAAATAAAAACCATCCCTATAAACCTTGGTGTCGCTGATTGAAACTCCATTAATTTCTAACGTGGTTAGATCTATATGATCCACCTCGCCAACGCTTAAAGCATAAACACAAAAAAGATCCTTAGATCTATTTTCTGCTGTGTCTAAAAAGATTAACTGAGATCCTACACGCCTGGTTCCATAAATAATTGGAACCTTGCCGCCAGCTGCAACCTTAGTTGCTAATATGTCCTGGCCTTTGCGAAGTAAATCCTGGGCAGTTCTAAAATTTTTAATTCCAACTGCAACAGCTACTACCTGAAAAGCAGTCCAAATAACTGCGGCTGCTTTTGAAGTCATAAGGAATGCTCCAACGGCAATGAAGAAATCAATTACTACATTTCCAGATGAGGGCATCGGAGCTGGGCCAGCTCCAAAGCCTGTACCCTGCTCTCTTAAAAATCTAGGCTTGCTAAAATGATCTTTTAGGCTCTTTAGTTTCAACTGCCCCACCTAATATCATCTTTTGTTTCGGTGGCGTATTCAAAACCCTTGTCTCCGCTGCTAAATCCTTGCTGTGATTCATCTGAAAAATGACGGCCTTTTGTAAGGTTCCAATTTGACCAGTGATTGGCAACAACTACATTTATATCTGTGCTATCTCCTGTCTCAGAAATTGCCACAGATCTTATGTTGCCAGTAAAGAAATTAATTGCTCCAACAAGGGATTCATTATCATCTAAAAAACCAAGGTCTACTGTTACCTTTTTATCCATGTAATTGCCAGAGCTGACCAGAGATCTAATTTCATTGGTTACATTGCTGCATATAACTGAGATCTCATCTACTTTCAATTCGCCAGTTTCTTGAGTTTGATTAATTTGTAAAAAGGATCCGCCAGCTGAATAACTGTTGCCGTTAAACACCAAATCAGTATAAAAATCTGTAGCTCTTACAGTGGTTGTAAGAGCGAATTCAACCAGGAAACAAATATTTGTTTGTTGAGCCGAAACTTGATTCTGTATTGCGGAGCTTAGAGTTCTAGGCATTAAGCTATTAGCTCCCTAACATCAAATGCAATGCTAAAAAAGCCAGAAGGATCTGTTGAATACATTACCTCGCCAGTTGATAAATAGACTGTGAGTGAAGGCTGGTTAACTGTTACAACCTCATTATCAGCTAATCCTGCTACCAGGTTTGGAGATATAGATACTGTGGCCGCCCCAGATCCATTAGAAGTTACATCATCTTGCACCATATAAATCTTTGTATGATTAGCAAATTTAATCATGTCTCCAGCTTTAAGAACACCAGCTGTTGAGGCTGTGAATCCATCCATAGCAATAGTTGCATCCTGTGCTGCTTGCACACCAACTGAGGCTATATCTGTTTGAGCTTTATCGGATCCTAAGTTTTGCAATGGATAGGCAATAGTAAAGTTTTCAAAGGCTCCTTTTTGTTTTTGTAAAAAGGCAAAGATCTTCTGGCCATTTTCTTGAGCCATAGCTGGCATTTGCACAGTAAATGAAAAATATTGGCCGCCAATTTGCCTGGCTGATTTTTTGCCAGATAATGTTTGATTAACTAAAACTGGCCTGTTGTCCTGGAAGTTTATGGCCCTAAATTTTGGTGTTGTTGGGAAAGATCCACTCATTACACTACCCCCATTTTGCCACGATTATTCATGGCGTTATTTATCATTGCGGTAATCATTTGTTTCCTGCTGTTTAGCAATTTATCGAACCCAGATGCATCGTTTGCCTGAATGTTAAAAGTTATGTTTGCACCACCGCCAGTTCCTTGGCCTTTACTGTGATCCACTACAGTTTCATTGGGATGCAGTATTGCTGGGAAGCCGCCTTTGCCGTCTACGCCTCCTGCCCTGGATCCCATTCCTGTATATCCACCACCATCAAATTTAGGGATTACGCCAAATAATGATTGAGCCATTGGAGCAATAACCATTTGCTGAAGTGCAATTCTTAATAATTGCTCAACAACAAATGATGCAAAATCTTGAAATGCAAATTTGCCTTTTTTAAGGCCATCGATGATAGTATTTTCAAATTTTTTCATTGATGATACGGCTGCGGTTTCAATAGAATTATTCAAACCACCAGGGCCAGTTAGCTTGGTAATAAAAGCATCTAATGGGCTTCCCAAATCAGTTACGGCATTTGTGCCTTTTTCCAATAACACTTTCCATTCATCGCCACCAGTTCTAACTGCTTCAATCATTCTATCTAAGAAGTCCAATACAGCTGTGCTTTTTTCTGGCGGTAACATACCGCCTAGTTCAGTTCTTATTTTTGCAGCAGCATTTTCTGCTTCAAACAAACTCACAGCCAGCAAATCAAGAGTTGTAATTTCATTGCCAAAAAATGAGTCAACACCTTCCGACATTTGACGCTTTATGTGATCCACTTCTCTTTGTGCATTTATAAGCTCAACTTGCATCTCTTGAATTGGATCCAATTCAAGGCCAAATAATTTACCAGCACCGCTTGCAGCAAATGTTAAAAATTGATGTTCAAGCTCTCTAAACATTTCTTGGACTGAAAGCACTGCAATTTTTACGCCCTGCATAATACTAATTGCAATCTTTTGGCCTAGCGTATCAAATCCATCTCCAGCTACATTGGTTTTAGTTAAAATAGTTGTTAACTCGCTAGCAATTAATGAAAATGCTGGCACCAAGGCACCAGTTATATTGTTAACGATAGCCCCAATTTGTAATTTTAAAACTGAAAATTGGTCGTTAAATTTAGCTACATTTTTAATAACTCTATCTGGTAAAATTATTCCAAGTTCCCTGGCTCTTGCATTAAATCTTTCTAAACCAGCGGCACCATCTCTGAAAACTTCACTCATCTGGATACCTGCTCTACCAAATAAGTTGGCAAGCACCCTGGATCTTTCAGCTTGAGATCCTAAATTTTTAATGCCTTCTGCTACTTCAAATAAAATCTCAGTAGAATTACGCATCTTTCCAGATGAATCTTTAATATTTATGCCAAGATCTTTAAAAATATCTGCCTGGGTTTTTAGGCCACTTGCAGCATCACCCATAGATCTGCTGAATTTTTCTAAGCCTTTAAACGCTTGCTCAGTTGAGGATCCAGATTCAATGGCAGCTAAAGAAAATGCTTGCAGTGTATCTGTGGCAATTCCTGTTCTTCTGGAAGTTTTATCAAGCGTATCAATGTATTGGAAAGATTTATTAATTATGACCGCAAGTGCGGTGGCTGTTGCAGCTGCGGCCAAGCCTATACCAGCAATACCTTTAGCCGCTGATCCAGCAGCACCTCCAACTGTTTTTAAACCAGAGGTTACTTTTTTAAAAGCAGCTTGGGTTTTATTAACAGCTGTTAGCTCAATCTTTACTTTTTTATTTGCCATGCTTCCTCTTATCTTCCAAGATTTCTAAATATGCAATCCAGCCCTGGTATTCTTGAATACTAATTTGCTGCAATTCCTCTAAGGTTTTGCCTAGCTTTTCTGCAAGGCTGTATTGCAGAAATAAATTAGCATCCTTTATCAGTCCTTTTTTGTTTCCTCAATAGGCTCTTGCCCCATAATTTCTTGAGCCACTCTAATTAACACCTCTCGATCAACATTATTTAGAAGTTTATTTTTATCGCCAATATCAAATAACTTTTCCCCTTCGCCATTTAGTGCCTTATAAATTAATACAAAAGCCATCATTGTAAGATCATCACTTTGGCTCATTTTATAGAGCTTGGATGTTTCACTAAGCGTTAATGGCTTGCTGTATATTTTTAACGGCTCTGATTCTTCGCCCCATTCTGGAACGAGGGTTACTCTCACATCTTGAGCATCAAAATGTTTTACTGCGTTATCTATTACTGACATTTTTTATACTGTTGCGGTTGTAATTACGCCTGTCCCCTGGACTGCTATTGATGCTTCTACGAGACCATCAAAACTAGCTGTAATATTTTTACCAGTTACGATTACGCTGCCACTATAAAAAGTTGCTCCGCTTCCGCTTCCCTCTGGATACCAGAGCAAAGTAACTGTAGATCCAACTGCCAACGCTGTTTGAGACGTATCTGTTTCATCCCACATACAATCTACTGATCCAGAGAATGATGTTAAAGATGATAGGTGAGTTCGAGCAGCATCGCCTAGAGAAGTTGTTTCAATCGTATCTGCACTTTCGTCTAGTGCATAAGATTTAACTTCCGCTACAGTATTGCTGCCAATTTTAATTGCCCCTTCGGAGCCTTTATGCACTGCCATTTTCTTTTACCTCGGCTTTCGCCTGTTTTTTGGGAGATGGTTTAGATTCGGCTGCATCTCCATGTTTCCAGCCTTTTTTCTCAAAATACTCAACCTTAGTAGGATGGGCATCAATAAAACTTGTTCCGTCTGGTGAAATCATTTTCATAATTTTCTCCTGGTTTAAACTGCCACGTCTGGATTTTGTTCCTGGACATAGTAGCTAGTTAAAAAAGTCATAGTTCCAAATGCAAGTGGCTGCTCGCCCTCTGCATTGAATTCAATTTCGGTAGATTCTATATAGCAATCTTTGGCCTTCCCAGATAATGTGGGATCTGCGGCAATTGCTTGCTCTACCTCTTTGCATATAGTGTCCAGAGTGTCCTCGAAGTTGGTTGCACTCTTAACATAGGCCTCAACAACTAGGCTCAACATCCTTTGAGATGTTCTATTGCTGCCAATCTCGATTGGCTCACTGTCCTCTGATTTTGTGTAAATCAAAAGGGCTGGAAGGTTCGCAGCTTCCAGTGGGTAAACCCTTGAATCAAATACATGATTGGTTGTTGTTGTTAAACCAGTCAATTGTGTAACTACTTGATTTCGGATCTGCATCCTTACATGATCTGCCATTAGCTAACCTCTAACACTAAGGCCGTGAAACCTTTGTTGTCTTTTTGTACATTCACAATTTTATAACTGCTTGCCGCTTTTAAAATGTTCCCATTAACGTCTTTGTAGGCACTTACGGCCAAAGTGTCTCCCTGGGAGACATTTAAAATATCTACAGATCTGCAATATGCAATAGGCGTTGCGGATTCAACACCAGATCCATCATCAAGCTCTAAAAATTCTTCGTTCAATATTAAATTTATTGAAGTGTTTACGCCATTTCTGGTGTAAGTGGCCTGCAATCCATGGCCATAAGTAGGATCTAAATAAGCGGCCATATCTGCCTCTGTTTCGTATCTAATCTGACTCATTATGCGGCCTCTAAAATAAGGGTAATCATCCCAACATTGTCTGGCTGTACCTCAACAACAAAAAATGTTGTTTGAGCTTTAATTACATTGCCTTTATCTGTAGTAACAGCGTTAACGATTAATTTATCAGCTTGAGAGGCATAAGGAGCATCGGATGCCTTAATTGTAGCCTTTGGCTGGTATCCTTCTGCTGAAACGCTGTTGCCTTCAATTGAGAAATAATCCTCATCCATTAGCAAGTTAATAATCTGGCTTGCCCCAGAATCAATATCAGCCCAGGTATCAATAAGCCCTGGCCTGGTATCCCATAAAGTGTCTTGCACTTCAAAAAAAGTGCCAGTAATCCCAAACCCTACGCTGCTATCAACATAAGAATTAAAATCAGAAGCACTTTCAAGAGCCATGATTAGCTCTTAGATTTTTTCTTTAAAACTTTAGTTTCGGATTTTTCTAATCCTACGCTGCGATCTTGCTGTTTAGCTTTAGGCTTCTCAACGAAACGCTCGGCTTTTTTCATAGCGATTAGCATACGACCTTCATAATCTGAGATCTCAACTACATCACCAGCTTGCACTCTTTTGCTATCGCAAACAGTGTCTTGAATTATTAAAAATTTTTCCATATTTAAGGTAGGGGCGTTTCCGCCCCCATTCCATTTCATCATTAGTGAAATTTACCCATCGTTAGATAAGATAAACGACTCTGGATGTCTAACCGCAGTGTCGCAATTTTGCAACGCTACAATCCTGACGGATCCAGTGCTTGATAGTGAATAAGGATCCACATTTATATCAAGAGAACCAAAGAAACCAACCAATAAATCAGCAAAGTTTCCAAAGTAGAAATCACCAGCAGTTACCTGATTGGATCTAATTACTTCGTAACCATTTACGTTGTTATCTGGGCTGACAATAAATTGTCCAGAACCAGTATCTTTAGAAGTTACTTTCATGGTTCCAAACTCGGATGGTCTGCAAATATATCGCAAGGTACCAAACAAAGCATTGTCTCCACTGATTGCACTTTCCATTGCTACGATCTCAGCCCATGTAGGCGTTGCGGCAGCAAAGGTAGATGTGTTAATTCCAGTAGTGTTACGAATTCCACGAGGGTTTCCGTTGGTTCCAGAACCAAGTAATGCACCAGTATCAATTGCAGTTGCAATTCCCTTCATTAGATCATCTCTAATTAAGTTCTCTACTGATAAAGATGATTGGCCTAAAAGCAATCTTGTTACATCTGAAAATGCACCAACAACTTTTGGAGTCATAGTTACTGAGTCTGAAGTGAATTCAGATTCGGCAGCAGCAGCACCTTCGGTTGCTAGGAAAGCAGCGGTTGAACCTGCTGTTTTTCTAGGTATAACAACATTTCCTTGCAGCCCATTTAGCAATGTCGCACCAGCGGCCATTACAGAACTTGAGTTTCTAAGCACATCAATGAATGATCCGCCTCTGTAGTCTTGAGCAACTAATGAAGCGTCATCGCCTGTGTTTAGATCTCTAGTCCAGTTTCTAAGAACATCGGCTGGCATCATAACGCCCTGTGATGTTTTGCCTTCAGCTTGGCTTGCAGCATTTGAGCATTCAAACTCAAATTTTGCTTCTTCTTGAGCTTTGCGATCTGTTGGATTAGCT